TGCATTAAACGTCACATCTTCCACAGTGTGGAAACGTTTTCCACTTCCATATAATGGTAGACATTTCCGCCAGGTGGAAACTCTGCCCCTGCGTAACATAAGCTATCTTATAGGACAGGCGTCAACCCGCTTCCATGCAGGTTGACACAAGGCCCGGCGGTTCAAGGCCCGCTGTGCTGAGCCCGGCGCTTCAAGGCCCGCTGTGGTTCTCATTGATCCTTGTGCCTGGGGCGCCGCTGCCGGGCAGCTTGCTCCTGGAATTTTGGCCGGGGGGATTGCGGGAGGCAGGGGGGTGGGCCCCCCAGCGCCGGCGCGCGCGAGGGTATGTAAGCCCCCTCGCCCTGCGCGCAACAAAATTTTCACGGGAGGTCATGTGGATGGCAAGAATCAGTCCTGACGAGACGTCTCTTCGTTCTCCTGTGGAGACGAGGCAGCAGGCGGACGCGTATATAAGGTATTACGCCATGGGAGAGAACAGGAGTTTCCGTGCGCTGGCGCGGGAAACGGGAGTGACGATAGGGACGCTGTCGAACTGGGGGAAGAAGTTCAAGTGGAGGGAGAGGCTGGAGGAGGCGCAGGGTGGTGTGGTGGCGCGGATCCAGAAGAGGATCAACGGTGATCTGATCAAGAAGACGGCGAGGTTCAAGGCCGAGTGCCTGAACATGCTGGACTTGGCGCTGGAAGACGCCATGGCACGCATATCGTCGGGCGATTTGAAGATAGACACTGTGAAGGACCTGGTGAGTGTGGTGAAGACGAGCCTGCTGCTGAGGGGCGAGGTTACGGAGAGAAGAGAGACGAAGAAGGACGAGGCTCAGGACCGGGCGAAGAAGATTTTGGACATGGTGAGGAGCGGTGATTCGACTGTTCTGCTTCCGGTGTACGAGGGTCCGCGCGGCACGTCGGAGGGTGATGCGGGTCCGGACGCCGACGTAGATGATGCGGACGAGGACGCTATCCTGTCCGAGATGCTGGGCGGTGGCGGGTAGTGGTTCGCCGGAAGCCGCAGAGGACGGTGTCTGGAGCCGATCAGGTTGGTGGTGTTGTGGCACCGGCAGTGGTGTGGAACTCCCGGAGCCTTAGCATCCACTCGGGGAGCCGCGAGGAGACGAAGGAGAAGCTGGCGAGGGCGCTTCGTGCGGCGGAGCTTGAGGGTAAGGAGTCCGTGTACGCGCTCCAGAGGGAGCTGTGTGTGACGGACCTGTGGTATCTGTTGACGTATGTGCTGAGTCATCCGCCGACGGCTGACGGAGACTGGTGCTGGGCGCGGTGCAGGGAATTCCAGGAGAACCCGGACGGTTATCTGGACCTGTGGGCGCGGGAGCATTTGAAGAGCACGATCATAACGTTTGCGGGGACGATTCAGGAGATACTGAGGAATCCGAACGTGACGGTGGGCATATTCTCATTTTCCAGGCCCATAGCGAAGGGATTTCTGGCGCAGATAAAGAGGGAGTTTGAGGAGAACCAGATGCTCAGGGCCCTGTTCCCGGACATTTTGTGGGAGAAGCCGTGGGCGGATGCGCCGAAGTGGAGCGAGGACTCTGGCATCATCGTGCGCCGTGACGGGAACCCGAAGGAGGCGACGGTTGAGGCGTGGGGTCTTGTGGACGGTCAGCCCACGTCGAAGCACTACCAGCTCATGGTGTATGACGACGTGATCACGAAGTCGAGCACCAGCACGACGGAGATGATCCGGAAGGTCACGGAGATGTGGGAGCTGTCGCTGGCGCTCGGGACGATGGACGGGCGGAGAAGGTACATCGGTACGCGGTACGACTACGCGGACACATACAGGGTGATCATGGACCGGCAGGCGGCCATCCCGCGCCTTCATCCTGCGGAGGACGAGGCCGGGGTGCCGGTGTACATGACGAGGGAGCTGCTGGACGAGAAGCGGCGGTCGATGGGTCCGTTCACGTACTCGGCGCAGATGCTTCTGAATCCAGTGGCGGGGTCGAGCCAGAGCTTCAAGGAGGAATGGCTGAGGTACTGGGGTGCCGACAACCTTCGGAACCTCAACCTGTACATTGTGGTGGACCCTGCGACGAGCAAGAAGAAGAACTCGGACTATACGAGCATGTATGTGTTGGGTGCCGGGGCCGACGGCAACGTGTACGTGGTTGACATGGTCATGGACAGGATGAACCTCAGCGAGAGGACGCAGAAGCTCTTCTCGCTGGTGAGGCAGTACAGGCCGCTGGATGTGGGGTACGAGAGGTTCGGGATGCAGGCGGACGTGGAGTACATCCGTGAGATGCAGGGGCGCGAGAATTTCCGGTTCCCCGTCACGGAGCTGACTAGTATCGTGAAGAAGGAGGACAGGATAGCTCAGCTTGTGCCGTGGTTCGAGCAGGGGAGGGTGTACCTGCCGTATGAGTGTGTGCGTGCCACGTGCGACGGGGAGAAGGATTTGGTGGAGGTGTTCAGGGAGCAGTATTTGACGTTCCCGTACTGCCGGGGTCACGACGACATGCTTGACAACCTGGCGAACATCACGCGGATGAACCTGCGTCCTCCGTCGTCGTCGTTTGTGTACCAGCGGACGGCCATCGACGACGGCGACATTTACGGCCTCGCCCCGGCTTCGCCGCTGGGCGGTCAGGCTATAGGAGTGCGGAGCGCCCAGTCTGTGGCGCAGGTAGCGATAAACGAGTAGGAAAGGGAGGGGTACACATGAGCTTCGGAGCACCGAGCGTAGCGCCGGCTCCTGCGCCCAAGCCGCTTCCGGCGGCGCCCACGGCGGCTGACACGGCTACGGCGCAGATCATCGAGACGCAGAAGCAGAAGAGGCGGAAGGGGTACCAGAGCACGATCCTGACTGGTGCGCTTGGGTTCGGGGGCGGTGCGTCGGAGTCCCCCACGTCGAAGAAGCGCCTGCTGGGTGAGTAGTGTGGGTGCGAACGCTGAGAGAATCCTCATACGGCTGAAGGCGCTGGAGAGCGCGCGTGCGCCGTTCGAGCGTCTGTGGGACGAGGTCGGCATGTATGTCCTGCCGCAGGGACGCGAGTTCAAGAGCACGGGGGTCCGCCGGACGGAGAACATCTACGACAGCACGCCGACGAGGGCAGGGCATCGGCTGGCGTCGGCGCTGAACGCCATGCTCACGCCCCGCAATTCGAGGTGGCTTCGTGGGATGCGCAAGGTGGGGCATGACGACGACATGGACGTCATTGAGTGGACGTCCGGTGTGGCGAAAATCATCCACGAGCGGTTCAACCTGTCGAATTTCCACATACGGGCGCATGAGATGTACCTTGACTACGGCACCATCGGCACTCCGGTGATGTATTTCGACGAGGAGTTCTGGTTTGACACGGTGTCCATCTGGGAATGTTTCATCGACGAGGACGAGCGTGGAGATGTGGACACGCTGTTCCGCAAGTTCAAGCTCTCTGCACGCAACGCGGAGCAGAAATTCGGCGCCGAAGCGCTCTCTGAGGACATAAAGAAGTGTCTTGACAAGGCTCCGGAGAAGGAATTCGAGTTTTTGCACGCCGTTTTTCCGCGAAACGACATGAAAATGACCACCGGAGAGGAGAAATTCCCCTATTCGTCGGTGTGGTTGGAGCTTGGGACGAAAAACATCGTGAAGGAGTGGGGGTTCTGGGAGTTCCCGTTCCTCGTGCCCCGCTGGATGAAGTACACGGGGGAGAAATACGGCAGAACCCCGGCGATCGAGGCCATGGCTGACATTAAGAACCTGCATTCCATGGGGAGGGCGAACCTTCGGGCGGCCCGGCAGATCACAGACCCTCCGCTGGACATGGAGGAGAACACGTACCTCAACCCGATCCGCACGTCCGCCGGGGCCATCAACGTCCGGGTGACGGGCTCGAACCCGCTCACGCCCCTGTACCCCGTCACGCAGCTCCCCGTGAGTCTTGAGATACAGAACCAGATACGGAAGGCAGTGAACGAGTCGTTCTACTACCAGCAGTTGAGCCTGATCGACAACGACCGGATGACGGCCACGGAGGTCATGCAGAGGACGGAAGAGAACATGCGCATCCTCGGACCGACGTATGACCGTCTGGAGCGCGAATTTTTGGTCCCGCTGGTGCGCAGGGCCTACGGCATCGTGTCGCGTGCCGGGGACATCCCGCCTCCGCCGCCGCAGCTCCGCGGTGAGCCGTTCACCTACGAGTCTCCTCTGGCGAGGGCACAGCGTCTCAACGAGCTGTCGGCCATCAACCAGGGGCTCATGGTGGCCGCGCCGCTGATGCAGGTCAAGCCCGACGTGATTGACGTGGTAGACCTCGACGGCGTGATGAGGCAGGTATTCGTCCTGTGTGGTGTGGACCCCGAGGTAATCCTCAACCAGGAGGTTGTGGCGCAGATACGGGAGGCCAGACAGCAGCAGCAGGCTGAGATGCAGGCGGCGGCCATGGCTGAACAGTTGGCGAAGGCGGGCAAGGACGCGTCGCAGGCAGACCCGTCGTCCGGGCTTCTGCCGTCCATCGGCGCCCTGCTCGGCGGCGGGAGCGAATAGAATGGCGAAGAAGAAGGACGAGGCCGAGAAGCGAAAAGCTCTCTTCCGTGCCGTGTTCGGCACGCCGGAAGGGGAGAAGGTGCTGTCCATCCTGTCGGCGAGCGTGCGGATCAACACGCACTGCTTCGTTGCCGGGGACCCCCACGAGACGTCGTTCAAGTGCGGACAGCACAGCGTGATACACTACATCAGGTCCATGACGGACGAGACCGCGGCCATGCCGCATCAGGAGGAGACTATTGATGAGTGAAACCGATCTGCTCAGCACGCAGGGAGTCGGAGGAGAAGCCACGCCCCTGGCACAGGACTGGAAGGCCAATCTCCCGGAGGATATCCGGAACGACACGAGCCTTGCGCCTATCAAGGACATCGAGGGGCTGGCGAAGAGCTACGTCAACGCGCAGAAGCTCATCGGCAGGGACAAAATCCCCATGCCGAAGGACGAGAACGACCCTGTGTGGAACGACCTGTACAACAGGCTGGGGCGCCCCGAGTCTCCGGACAAGTACGACCTCACGCGCCCCGACGTTCAGGGATACGACGAGGCGGCGGAGAAGGCGTTCAGGGACCAGGCCCACAAGCTTGGCCTGAGCAAAAAACAGGCCGGGGAGCTGTTCGGGTGGTACAACCAGATGGTCTCCGAGCGGATGCCGAACCC